AACGTTAGTAATCGTGAGTGATCGGTCGGTTGTCGGTAGATGGCTGCCGGAGGCGGTTGCCCTCCGGGTGATGGACAATGGGCGGAATGAATATGTGTAATATTGAATGTCATAAATTTTCTAGAATTTTTTAGAAAAGTATTGACATATTTCTAGAAAAGTGGTATTGTAATATCAGAAACAAGGAAAACCAATAATACAAAAATAGAAAAAGGAGGAATAACAATGACAGCAACAGAAATGAAAGATAAATTGAAAATAAAAAGTAATGAAGCGTGGGACACATATCAATTATATATAAGAACATTTGGCAAGGATGATGCAATGACCCAACGCGCTTTAGGAAAATGGATTGGTTATGACGATTTATATAAAGAATTGTATGGAGAAAACGCATACTAATAATTACTATTGCTGACCTATCGGCAATACGGGGAGAAAAGAGGATAACATGAGACTTAATAAAATGACTTATGAAGAACTTGTTAAAATGCAAAATAGCGTTGCTGACCTGCCTTTCTATGTAACAAGAAAAGTAGGAATGGAGATTAAAGTGTATGGCTATTCTCACTCGTCTATGACCAACGGTTACATTCGTAAAAATGCAACCTATAATCCGAAACCATATAAAGGACGTTTTGGTGTAGGGTTTACTGTAAAATCCAACAATGACGCAAACACTCGTTATGCTTATATAACTTATTATATTGAAATCGAACATTCAGTTATCTGTTCTGCTAACGATAATTGTACGTTGTGTCCATTGTATACGATAGAAAATGGAGAGCACTGTTTATATTAAGGAGGTCTCATCATGAGAGTAAAAGATTTTGTAAACATGTATCGCGGTATGAAGTGCTTAGAAGTCGAAATTTATGCTGTTGTTACCATTTTTAATGAAGAATATCACGTATTAGTAAGGCAATTTACCATGGATTACGCAAAAGTCTACAGTGAAAGAAAAGAAAACTTCATGTCTGAGGAAGTTTTAGGGTTCGAAATTGAGTCCTGTAAATTAAAACTTTTTATTAGGGGATGTGAATAATGTCAGCGTCAAAAGACTATAGTATCTATCAGGAACTCGACTTATCCCTCGACCAGATCAAACGCGAACTTCCACGCGTTGCGCAGGCGGCAAATAGCCGCCTTGCCAAACTGGAAAAAATTCACGCCCGCGACCAATGGGCGTACGGACGCGTAAAAGAATTTTTTGCGGCGCAAGGGCGTGAAAAAAACCGTTTCTTGAAAGGCGTAAAACGATCAGATGAATCTCTCCGGCAGGAATGGGACACGATGGTCGCTTTTTTGAACTCTCCCGAAACAACATTGGAGGGGTATCGTATAGCTGAATTGCAACGTCGTTTTGACAAGTCTGGGAAAATTGCAGAAGAAGTTGACGAAAGCAATTCCAAGGACTTATATCGTTTTTTGACGTCCAACTTATATAAGAAGAGTCTGAGAAGAGAGTTAGACTCAAATCAGATCATCGATGATTTTCTTCTGAAAATGAGTGATAATACTTATGATTACGAAGATATCATGGATGAGTATAAAGAGTATCTGGACGGCTACATCACAGAAGAAGAACTTTTTGAAGAAACTAGACTAAAATTGAAGTAGGTGAAAAAATGTACGAATTAGAAGTGCCTGTTATTATAGACGGGAAAGAGAATGTTTCACGTGAAACAATTTACACGGTCAATGATTTTCCGTTCTCGTCTTTCCAGACTGTACGCGAATGCCGCAAGCGTGGAAGAAAGAAAAATCCTATCGTCTATTATGACATAGAAATGGCGTTTGATATTGAAACGACCACGTTGGAAAAATTGGACTATGAACGTTATAATAAAACGGGCGAAAAAGTAGTAAAAGGAACCGCCTTTCTGTATCAATGGCAATTTTGTATCAAAGATACCGTGTGTTTTGGTCGCACATGGGATGAGTTTCTTTCATTTTGTGAAAAACTGCATTTGTATTTGCATACTTCTGATTGGAAGCGCGTGGTTGTGTACGTTCATAACTTGTCTTATGAATTTCAGTTTATGAAAGATTTTATTGAATTTTCTGAAATTTTTGCACGAGATGCGCATAAGGTAATGAAATGCTTTTCGCATCGTTATGGTATCGAGTTTAGATGCTCTTACTTTCTAAGCAATATGAGTCTTTCGAAATTCTGCGAAAACAGCGAGGGAGTAACACACTATAAACTCGTTGATACATACGACTACAGAAAAATCCGAACCCCATTAACCCCTCTGACAGAAATAGAGCAAGGCTATTGCTACAATGACGTTCGCGGTTTATGTGAGTGCATCCGCGCCGCGCGTAAAGAAGATAATCTTGCAGAAATCCCCCTTACCTCAACAGGCTACGTCCGCCGCGAGTTCCGCCGTGCCATGCAAGCGGATAAAAACTATTATCCCGATACCTTTACCGATCTTGCGCTTACGTTACCGCAGTACCAACTCTGCAAAGACGCGTTCCGCGGCGGCAACACGCACGCCAACCGCATCCACGCGGGGCACACGATCACCGCGAAAAAAGGGGAAAACGCAATCATAATGGGAAGCATGGATATTTCCAGTAGCTACCCCGCGCAGATAGCAATGGGTTACTATCCCATGAGTGCGTTTCGGGCGGTTGAGATTACATCGCAAGAACAGTTTGACAATTTATGTGCTACACGTTGTGTTATCATGCGGGTACAATTTGACAACTTGCGTATGAAAGAAAATATCCCCGTCCCGTATATCCCGCTGTCAAAGTGTCAGAAGCACGGGAAAGATTGTGTGATTGATAATGGACGCGTATTGTCTATTGCTTGCTGTGAAATAGCAATGACGGAAATTGACTTGTCGATCATAAAAAATCAATACGACTATGATTTTTTTACCGTCTCGGAGTGCTACGTAGCCGCGCGCGGAAAATTACCGGAAAGTATGCGTAAAACGATGATGTCATTTTTTATCGCAAAAAGCCAGTTGAAAGGAAATCCCGATAAAGTCTATGAATATATGAAATCTAAGAATAAACTAAACAGCACGTTCGGAATGTGTGTTACCGATCTTTTGCAGGACGAATGGGTAATGGATGCTTTTACGGGAGAATGGCATCGGGAAAAAGCAGATGCGGAAAAAGCACTGAAAACGTACTATGATGGAAAAAACAGCTTTTTGCACTATCAATGGGGAATCTATGTTACCGCCCACGCAAGAAAGCAGTTACAAGATATGCTGGACGTGGTTGGAATGGATGTCGTGTACTGCGACACCGATAGTATCAAGTTTTTACATCCGGGCGTACACATTCCAGAATTTGAAGCCAAAAACAAAATACTGGAAAAACGTGCGATTGATAATGACATTCCTGCGTTTTGTGACGTTGGTGACAACCGTTATATTCTCGGCGTATGGGATATGGATGATCTGTATATCCAATTTAAAACCCTAGGCGCGAAAAAATATTGCGGCGTTGAATGGGACGAAAAAGCGGCACAATCCGGCAAAGACCCCGTGCGTTTTACGTCTACGGTCGCCGGCATGAACAAAAAATCAGGCGCGGAAAATATAAAGTGCTGTAATAATTTCCGGCTATGCCGCCGGATGGAAAATGTTGGACGAACGATCAGTTGCTTTCATAACACCAAACCACATTACATCAAAGTAAATGATGAAGAAATTTTGACGGCTAGTAATATCGGAATTATTGATACCACTTATACCTTAGGAGTATCAAATGAATACTATGAAGTGTTGGTAAACTCTCAAGACGGAGTGATACCGGAATAGGAGAATAAAATGAGATTTTTTATCTTTTTTATGTTACTTTTAATCGCAACGATCTGTGCTTTGCATGAAGAGGAAATAGACCTTGCTATTCTGCTTTTATTTATGGATATCTTTTTTCTTTTTCTTATTTAAAAGTATTGACTTTTTGATAGAACAGTGCTATTATAATACTTGTAAGAAATAATAACCACATAAAGAAAAGGAGAAGAAAAATGGTTAGAACAAAAATCGAAAAATTTATCTATTCTGTCATTGACAGAAACACAAAACAGGTGATCGGCTCTTTTGAGAATACAGAAGAACTGAAATCGCAGAAAGCAAAAACCGCCGCTGTTACTGCCGCTGGTTTTCCGGAGGATTTCATCTGCGTATTAACCGATACCGTATCCGCCCGCTACGAAATGCCGGACGAACAGTTTTTTGCAGAAGCAAAAAGACTGGACTAAGCGCACAACCGCGGTCTGGAATTAGCCAGATAAGACAACGATCAAAGCAACGCGCCGCGGTTCTGCATAACAAACAATGAACTTAAAAGGAGAAAATCATGAGTAAAGCAAAAATGAGACTGAACAACGTAACTGTCAAATACGCAAAAGAGGAAGATGGAAAAAGCGTTCTTTCCGCTTCCATCTCTGCCGATCAGCAGAAAGCAATCTTTGACAAAATCATCGAAGAGTTTGGTGAAGATGCCGCCGCAGAAGCAAAATGGATTCCGGCGAAAGAAACCGACGAAGCGGGTCTCTACGTAAAAGCGCAGACCAATTACCGCGTTGACTTTTACGAGGACGGCGTAGAGAGCGACACCGTTTCGAGCGTTGACGAACTCGGAAAAGGCGCAGTCGTTGACCTGTTTATCTCCATCGGAGAAAGCAAGTTCCGCCGCGACAAGGGATTCACCGCATACCTTTCCGCGGTAAACGTTCATAAGTTCGGTGATACCGAAAAGTTTAACCCATTTATGGAATAAGTAACCATGAACTGGGTACGCGCCCCGACTGGCGGACGGTAACTTGAGGATTTCGTTTACCTGTAGTTGATTGTTACTATATCTTGTGTTATAAAACTTCATTCCATACGTGTAAGAGAGCTACGTTTTCCAGCGTAGCTCTTTTTATACCCAGCGTAGCTCTGCCTTTCCCCGCCGTCCATCCGCAGTCAAAACGTGCGATCATCGTGCGATAAACGTGAGATTGTCTGCGGTTTTGCTGGCGGGGAACTGGCGGTTAACATAGATTATGCGGGACGCGGTGCGCGGTTGTGGAAATGCTAGAAAGGAGGAAGTGAAACAAAATGTTTCACGTGAAACAATGATTTTTTGGAATGATATCAAATGGGAAAAACTTTTTGAAGATTATGATGTGAAATTTGAAGCGGTATCGGATGATGGTAAGCCGATCCAGTATTATAACCCGATCCGGTTGTTTACCGAGCCGGACGTGGACGGGGAATTCGCTGGAGTGGCAATTACGTGTTCCAACCGTAGCGCCGGAAAGACAAGTGCGTTCGCCGCGGCAAGCTGTATCTTGTGCAAAGAGTACGGATTGCAGACCGGATGGATTTTCCGGACGAAAGGGGAAATGACGGGAGCGGCGGCGATGTACGAAGATATGCTAAGAATGTATCCTAAATTAGGAAGTGTGATTACCTATAAAAATCTGGACAAAAACGGAAATGTTGTGCGGTATTTTCTGGACGGCGTGCCATTCGGATGCGCGTTTAGTTTTGGAAGTAAGATGGACAGTGTAAAAAAATTATCTCCTTATTTTCGGGATATTTACTTTTTGTTTTTTGATGAGTTTTCCATGGAGAGTGGACAGTACGTAAAAGGAGAGAGCGAAAAACTCCAATCGTTGTTATTGACGATCAGCCGTGGAAACGGAAGTCAGTCCCGATGGTTTAAACTGGTTATGGCATCGAATAATATTTCGTTGCTCAATCCCTATTTTGTATTTTTTGGTATCCATAAGCGGTATCAGAAAGAAACCAAAATGATGCATGGAAGTGGTTTTGTGTGTGAGTTTACGCACAATGACAGTGCCAGTAAAGCCATGTGGGAAAATACTGCTCTGAAAGCATTCCGCGGTGGTCACTATATGCAGAGCATGAGCGTGGGTGATCAGATGTTGATTGACGATGCTGTGTTTGTGCAGAAGCCGACCGGACGGTCGCGGTATCTGTTTACGATCGAACACAGCGGAAAAAGTTATGGGGTATATGAGTATTACGAAGAGGGGTACATCTATATTACGCATAACTATAACCCGTCTTGTAATTTTGTCGCGGTTTTTCGGGACGGTGATCATACCCAAAACACGGTTATGTTGGAACACTATGATTATTTGTTTGAAAATCTAGTTGACGCGTACCGGAAAGCATACTTGCGATTTGACGATCTAGACAGCAAAAATATGGCGGTTGAGTTATTGGGGATTGATCTTTATAAATAGTTTGCGTATGACGGACAAAAGTACTTGACAGACGGACAGAAAAGAGGTATCATGAAAATACGGGGAAACCTTTTTCAGAGGGGTTGCCACGGCTGAGTAAGCCGCCCTGTCCTTGGCAGGTCAAAAGGTTTCCTTGTTTTCATGGGCAGGAAGAAAGGAGCAAAGATGGCGAATATCGTTTTTAATATGATCGTAGGAATGATGAAAAAAGAAAATGGCTACCTTGCTTATACGGTACGTTATAAAGGGGATGAGAAAGACACTTTGATTCTCGTCCCACATGAAAATTATGAATCTCATATCCGTTACTTATGGGATTATTTTTTCATGGATGGCAACTCTTATAACAGTAAATCGCCAATCCGATTCATTCATAACTTTATTATGTGTGATAAAGTTAGTGAGATTGAGGACTGGTTGAAATGGAATGATAAGGAGGTGGACGAATGGATGTGACAATGGTTACGCAGTTAATTGGCAGTCTCGGCTTTCCAATCGTGTCTTGCGGCGCGCTGTTTTGGTATCTGGTGAAAGAAAAAGACGCACACAAGGAAGAAATGGAAGAACTGCGGAAAAGTGTAGAAGCGAATACAACTGCGATTAATTCACTTTGTCAGCACTTAGGAGGTGGAAAGAATGAGTAAAATCGAAAACGCAGTTGCATGGGAGGAACAGATCGCCGCCGATGATCGCCACGGTTACTCACAGGTACACCGGAATGGACCGGATTATGATTGTTCTAGTCTGGTAGGAACTGCACTTGAACAAGCTGGGTTTCCAGTCAGTCAGTACAGTACCACAAGAAATCTCGGCGAACAGTTGGAAAGATCTGGTTTTGTAAAAGCTAAGAAACCGTGGCGGCGCGGTGATATCCACCTTGCGGCTGGTCATCATGTTACGATGTCGGTTGACGCGAACCGCATTGTCCACGCCAGTCAGTCCGAAAACGGCGGCATTGATGGACAGACGGGCGATCAGACCGGAAAAGAAATCTGCGTTCGGTCTTATTATGATCTCCCGTATGAGAATACCGTCCATTATCGGTATGCGGGAAAAAACGACAAACCACAGAACGTTATGGAAAGCTCAATCAAAACAGAATCCGCGCGTAGTTTTGACCGGAAAATTGCAGGAGCGTATCATACCAATGATCGCTACAATCTGCGTGTTGGCGCGGGAATGGATAAAACGGTCATTTTAACGCTGCCGACCGGAACCAGTGTTAGAAACTACGGGTATTATACAAATGAGTGGTATCTTGTAAAAGCGGTTGTCAATGGAATCGTCTATACTGGTTACGTTGCAAAAGAGGGACTGACCCGTGGCTGATCTGACACTTGCGTACAACACTTGTATTGAAATATGCAACGAACCAAACGTGGGTTACTCGCAAGACTATCGTGAGGGGCAGACCGTAGGAGGTATTACGTACTATGATTGTTCGTCCCTCATGAGTTATTGTTGTACCGTTGGTGGTTTTTTGGCAAGCAATCCGTGGTTTACCACTCGGAGCATGGACGGGTATCTGATCGGTGCTGGATTCCAAAAAGGAACCGCAAATCAGCCGTGGAAAAAAGGAGATATTTTGTGGCGTTCCGGTCATACCGAAATGGTGTACAATCCCGCAGACGGCGGCGGGTATACGATGGGAGCGCACACCGACAGCTACCCACTGGACAGACAGGTGTCCATCAATACGTTTGTGTCGCCCTATAGTTCCTGGACGTATCTTTACCGATATCCGGTTGAGGTGCAAAGCGGTATCAGCCAGTATGTGATAGCCGCTATCTGCGGTAATTTCTGGCAGGAATCCACGGTTAATCCCGGTTTGTGGCAAGGTACGATTGTCGGTTCACCCGGTTATGGTTTGGGACAATGGACAGATAATTCCGCTACCGACCGCCGGACGCGGTTGTTCCAATGGTTAGATTCCAACGGGTACAGCCGGGAAGATGGTAACGCGCAGTTAGAATATCTGATTTATGAGAATGTCTGGTATTCGGTCGGAGCCGCTAGTGCTTACAAAAATCTACAAGCGTTTTTGCACAGTGACAGCACCGATCTGGACGCGCTGACTGCCGCCTATATGAAAGGGTGGGAGGGGATCAGTGACGATGGAACGCTAGCGTTCCGGCAGGAAAAAGCGCACGAGTGCTTTACTTATATTTCCGAACACGCAAAAGATTCTGCAATTACCGGATGGATTGTTGGGAATCGGTATTTATCTGATTCCGAACGTTTGAACAACGCGGTGATGGTCTATCGGTACTTGGCAAAAGGAGAGCAAACCGAGCCGCCGGAGCCACCCTACCCCATGAAACCAAAACGGCATAAAATGCCAATCTGGTTATATCCCAATTTAACAAGGAGGTTTTAACATGACACTGGAAGAGTATTGGACAGAAATTGTAGCAGACATTGGAAACATCGAAACGCACGGTGACGCAATCGCCGCCATCAGCGAAAAAATCAAAACAGAAGATACCGACATCGAAGCGCTGATGTCGGAGCGTGACGCACTGGTTGCGGAACGGGACGAACTGCGCGGAAAGTATGATTCCGCGGTAGCAGAAATCAAAAGCCGCTGGAGTGATCTTTCCCACGGCGGAAGTATCACGAAAGTAACCGAGTTTGGCGGAAAAGCGCCGAAACAGGAAGAAACCGCAACAAGTATCAATGATCTTGATATGTCTCAGCTCATCATAAGCGGAAAAGGAGAGTGAAAACAATGGCAGAAAAATTAGATATGACCAATATTAATATGCTGAACGCCGTTCGGCAGACGATGAGCGTTGATTACCGTGACCGCGTCCCGGTGGCAACACGCGAAAATATCGCAGATATTGCGAAAACGTTAACTGACCCGTACAATCCGATTGCAAGAAACGAACTCGTTCCGGCACTGGTGAATCTGATCGCCAGCCAGTCCATCAGTACCGAAGCGTTCCGAAATCCTCTGCGTGTACTGAACAGTAACGCTATGCCGTATGGAAACGGTGAACAGGAAGTCTACGTAAATTTTGCACAGGGCTATGCGCACGATGCGAATATCAGTATCGAAGATGCTACCGCCATTTATGACAGCTATATCATGGCGCTGTATCATGTCATCAATTTTAACAACGACTATCCGGTGACGATCTGGTTTGAGGATATGCGCGGCGCGTTTCTCGATGATTACGGACTCAGAAGTCTGGTACAGGCAAAAGTGGAGAGCGTCGTTTCTGCTTGCAACTGGGATGAGTTCACGACAGCGAAAGAGCTGATCGCGTCTGCGAAAAGTAAAGGTCAGATTTATCCTGTGCACGTCGACCCGGTTACTGACCAGGCGAGCGCCAATGCGCTTGCGAAACAGATTCAGTCCTATATTGACAAGATTCAGTTCCCGAACCCGCTGTATAACTTTGCTGGCGCGACCTCGGCGGCGAAAGAAGATACGATTCTTCTGTTCGTTGACCCGGATACGAAAGCCGCTATGAACGTGGACAGCTATGCAAGTGCGTATAATCTAGATCGTATGATTCCGAAAGCTCAGCAGGTGTTGATTGATAACTTTAACGATGCTGAGGGCATTGTCGCCGTGCTGGTAGACAAACGATTCTTCAAAATCCGTGAACAGTACCGCATGATGGTACAGGACAATGTTAATCGTGGATTAAGATGGAACAGCACGTACACGGTAAAAGAGATGTTCTCGTACTCCCTGTTTTATCCGATCATCGTGTTTACGACGGATAAAGTTCTTATTTCTTCCATCACAGCAAGTGATGTAGGAATGGTAAAAACCGGGGCAGATGTTGACTTCGGCGGAAAAATTTCGATTACTTCTAATGGTGTTGCCGATAAAGCAATCGACGTAAAAGTAAAGGGTAATTCTTCTGCCGATACGTTTGTTATCCCGGGCACAACCATTCTTCGAATCGCAAAAGACGAAAAGAATCTGAAACCGAAAGCAAACAAAACAGAAAGTGTGCAGGTTGTGATTACCAGTCGTTACGATTCGTCCAAAACAGCAACCATTTATTTCACGACCGATTAAATAAGAGGGAGGAAACATGGATAATTTCATTCCGATGCCGCCGCAGGAAAATGTGGCGGCTGTTTCCCCGCAGACAGAGGTAATTTTAGCAAGTGGGATTGAATGGGGAAATGACTATGAACATGTGCGTTATTATGAAAATGGAAAAGTTGGCTGTCTGGCTCATGTAAGAGAAAAAGCAATTCATATTTTTAAGCAGTCCGCGCCCGTGAGATGGGGAGAACTGACGTATAAAGGAAAAGGGAATGAGAGTGAATTTCTGAAATGCAATTATATTGCTTTTCAGAACAAACCCTATACGGAAGAATGGTATTTCGGTTTTGTGACGCGCGTAGAATGGTTGAGTGACGGAAGTTTTAAAATCTATTTTGAACCTGATCGGTTCCAGAATAGTTTTTATCAAGTTACATTACAGCCGTGTTATGTAGAACGGGAACATATTGACAAAAAAGCTGATTATGCCGGAATTAATTTAGTGCCAGAAAATCTGGAAACGGGGGAATACGTGGACAATCCGAGCGAACAGAAACTTTTGAATCTCGGACCGATGCAGTATTGCTTGAGTGCAAGTGCAGACGAAAACGGAACAAATGTTCTACCCATTGTCAATCAGGGAATTTTATCTGGTTTGACATTTATTCGGAAAACAAAATATACGGACTTAATCACAGTTATCCAGAATTACGTCAAAAGCGGAAACGGAGATGCGATTGTTAATGTGTACCAGGCACCCGAGGCTTGTTTTAAGACAGATGCATCTGTTTACACACAAGTAACCGTTCAGCCAGATGCACTTGATGGCTATATCCCGAAAAATAATAAACTATATCAGTATCCCTATTGTTATTGTCTGGTCAACGATGGTTCGGGAATACAGCATACTTTTAATTTCGAATACGGTAAAAATGGAGCATTAACCATGCAGGTGTATGGCGTTATGTTTAATATTCCGGCAATCTTTGTGGCTCCGCGTGAATATAAACGTACTGGTGGGTCAAAATCCCCATACGGTTTTATTATCAATAATTTCCCACAGTGTGCATGGACAAATGACGGCTATCAGGCTTTTCTAGCACAGTCTAGTCCGTTATGGGACTACTCCAAAAAGCAGAATGCAATATCGCAGATTGGAAATTTAGCTGGAGGATTAGTGGGGGCATTAAGCGGAAATTTAGCCGCTGGCGTTGAAAGCATTTATACCGCGGCAACCGGAACATATCTACTGAATGAAAACATTAACGCACAAAAAGAAAGTCATGATTTGATTCCACCGACAGCAAAAGGCAATTCATCTGGAAGTTATGTTGCCGCCGCATTGTTCGGCAGTCAAGTTTACTGTCATGTGATGAGTGTAACCGCTCAGATGGCGAAAACGATCGACGATTATTTCACAATGTACGGATATGCAACGCACAAAATTAAAGTACCTAATATTACAGGGCGGTCAAACTGGAATTTTGTCAAAACGGTTAATTGTAGCTTGCATGGGTCGTGTGTTACCGATGATATCAACTTTTTGCAGGCAATGTTTAACCGAGGGGTTACGTTCTGGCATACGGACGATGTTGGAAACTATGGTCTTTCCAATAAATAAGGAGGTGATATCATGTACAATAACCCGTATCGGGTGAGTAACAAGGAAGTATGGGGACAGTGGGAAAATAATCCGAATACATCACTGGAAGAAAAACTATATTTCCGGCACTTTTTTGACAAGTTTGTAAATTTAGCGTTATCGCGGTATGAGTATGACGGTTTACCGGATGAGATTCCACCGCGGATGCTCAACTCCTATCTGTTATGGCAGGGAATGTGTCTGTTCAAAAAAGAACCAATCACCGGACTTTACGGTGTTTTTGGTGTGAATCTGGTTGGTGAGCCTGATATTTATGGTATCCCGACCGATTGGATTGCGTACGCCATGAATGGACAGTATTATGAACAGACCGACAAGGAAGAAAGCGCGTTGATTTTCGCAAGACCTTTTGCTGTACCGGAAATTTCAAGCATTATTCTGCATTCGCAGAGTCTAGCAGAGAAAAAAGCGTCAACAAGGGTAAACGTCATTCAGCAGAGAACGCCAGTTGTTATCAGCGGGGATTCTACGCAGAAGTTATCCATTGACAACTTTATTCAAAAGTGGGTAAAAAATATTCCTTTCATAAAAGCAAAAAACGATCTGCGAAAACAGATTCAGATTGATACGATTGATTTAAAAGTACAGCCAATCTTTAACGAACTTGACACCGCCGCACAGAGAGAAGTAGCAGAGTGTCTGGCTGATCTCGGAATCGAAGCAAGCGGCGTAGAAAAACCGGAACGGCTGGTTTCCGCAGAAACGAGTTACAACGATGGAGAAATCGAGTTAACAAGAAACGGAAATCTGGCAACCATTCAGAGAGGACTTGACGCGATCAATAAAATGTATGGATTGAATATCCATGTACGTTTTAATTCTAAGATGGTAACACCGATTAACCGACCGGATTTTTTTGGCAACAAAGAAGATGATAAGGAGGTGGATGATGTTTCTTGAATATGACTACGGAACCAAAACCCTGACGAATACCATTGAACAGTTGGTCATTGCCGATAACGTCATCCATCCCCTCGAAAAGCAAAACATTGACGGTATGATCGAAAAAGCGGTTGCGTTGGTGTTCAATTTTGATTTTCCTTTCTATGCGGATGCCGATTCCCCGGAATATGCCGCTGTAAAGCTGGCATTCGAAAAAACGTTCTGTTTACAGTATTTCCGTGAGCAGATCGGGTTAGAAACGATTGGTGAATTTCAGTATCATCTGAAAAAAATCCTTACGGTTAATATGCCATACTATGAGCAGTTGTACCGAAGTATTACTTTTGAATACAATCCGCTGATTACTCATAAGAGTACACGAAAAGTAACGAGTACAAAAGACGATACACGAACAGGTGTGATCTCGGGAGACAGCACAGCGAAAAACACAACGACAGCCGATACAAATAACAATACACAAAATATTCACTCTGATAATCCGCAAATTAATTTCGCCGGAACGAATTATGCGTCTACGATGGATCGGGGACAGAATACCATCCATAATAGTGCGGTAAGCAATGGAGAGAATACGACAAAAACCAATAGCAATGACACGTATCACGCAGATAACAATGATACAATTGAGGATGAGGGGTTTGACGGTAGTTACTCATTAGAAGTACAGAGATTCCGAGATACTATCCTAAACCTTAACAAGCGTATCTGTGATGATTGTAAAGAATTGTTTTATCAATTTTATTAAGGAGGAATAGCAATGGCAGGCAATCCAAAGATTCCAGATTTTCCAAATTTGCCCGACTTTGGTCAGATGATTACGCAGGCTTGTGAGGTTGTAGCAAATGTACGTGGGATTCCATATGATTTTAACGGAACGTTAAGTTTAGAAAACAAATTTGTTGTGCTGTTTAAGACGGTAAAAGAAATGTTTGAAGCGCAGGACGAACTTGTGAAAAGTTATAAGGCTTTACATGATTTTATCAATCAGTATTTTTCAAATCTCAACTTACAGAACGAAGTAAACAAGAAAATCGAATCAATGAAAGAAAGCGGAGAACTGCTTAATCTGCTGAAATCAACTGTAAGCAACGAAGTAGCGACATGGTTGACAGCTAATATCACGAATCCGTCCAATCCGCCGATTGATAAGTCATTGACGGTAGAAAATGCCGCCGCTGATGCTAAAATTACGGGAGATAAAATTAATTCACTAAAGGAAAATTTAGTTGGACTACAAAATATTAATAATATATTAAATTATCGCACGATTGATAATACTGCACTTCTTACAACAGGCAATCTAGAAATTCTTAATGAGTGGTATACCACCGACTTTATAAATGTTACAGGATGTAATGAATATTTTCTCAACGGTAGTTGGAAAAAACCTTCAAATCAAAAATATGCTAGTGTAATATATTTCGATAGTGAAATGAATATATTAAACTTTATTAATGAAGTAGGAACCCAAACATATAATATGGAAAAAATTTCTTTTCCTACAAATACGGCATATGTTAGATTTTGCTTTAATATTGTATCAACACTTCAAATATTTATGGATATTCCTAGTATGAATGAACGAGTAGGTTTGAAAACTGCAAAAGCAATATTTAATCATAAAATATCAAATGGCGGTACTGTGGATACAGATGATTCATTCGTAACATCTAATTTAATACCAATCAATAATGAAACGAATTTTATTACCGTAAAAAAAGGAAAATTTGTTGATGACAAATCTTTTTTCTATATCTCATTTTGGACGAGACCATCTACTTCTTCCGGATTACTTGTAAAAGGTTACCAAAATTATTTATTAAGTGAAAATTTTACGAATATCAAAATTCCAAACGGAGCAAAATATTTTTGTTTTTCGTGGCAAAAGAAAGATTACCCTCCAATGTATAAACAAGATTCGGATATATCGGAAAATAACACACCAATTGATGTTATTGGAAAATATATGACAGTGAACGCCCCTAATTACAACTATAGAATCTGTTTAATTGGTGACAGTATAACGCAAGGTGCGGGGTCGTCAGGTTTTCAACAGTATGATGCCGTTATTGATGGGAAATCATATAATGTGAGAGGTAATGGTCCGAATAACCCGAATGCTACATCTGGTTATAAAATTGGAGAATATCTTTGGACTTCAGGTGGTAGACGATGGTATGAAGCACTAGACGGGAATGGTTGGGCACAATTATTTAAAAATTATATGAATGAAAAATTCAATATAATTGTTAGAAACTTTGGAATGAGTGGAATTGATAGCGAAGATTTAAAATACTTTATCAATAATTTCATGGATACCTTCTATAACTTTGATTGTATAGTTTTAATGATTGGTACTAACGACAGACAATACAACAACTTAAAATCATTCTATAAGAATATTAATGACACTATTAAAACAATTAAAAATTATGGAAAAGACTTAATAATTATGGCTAGCATACCTGCATCAATCGAAAACGAAAAAAATTTCCTTATTCACATGGAAGATATTCACAATACACTTAGATATATTTCATGTGAAAATAAAATTCCATTTATTAGCGTTTATAATTTATTCATTGACTATTGTTCTAACAAAGGAATAACAATAGATAGCTTACTTTCAGATGGAATGCACCCTAACGATGAAGGATATAAAGTACTGTTTAAATTAATTTCTAATGCTATGGGAATAGCATTAAAAAGACCAAACGCAACATGGTAAGCAACAATCGAATGTCGGTGTGTGACTAAAAGATTCAAGTCAACGAAAGCAAACTTTAATTAACTAAGTAACAAAAGTTACACACATATTTACGCCGCGCCCGTGTCCATCACCCGGAGGGCAACCGCCTCCGGCAGCCATCTACCGACAACCGACCGATCACTCACGATTACTAACGTT